CTGTTACGTCAAATTCTTCAACCCGCAAACGCGGTTCAAAGCGCAGGGGGAACGATAGCTCGAAGAATGCTAGCAAATCCCGCGTCCAAAGTGATGCTGTACCACCAGACAAAGACACCAAGGACGACTCGGTAACGCCGAGCAAACCAGCCACGGGGGCTGGAGTCGCTAAAAAGGCAGCCATTGATAGGCGGCCTGTACATCGCAGAAGCTTTTCAGTCACGTCCAAGCAACTCGAGGTAATTTCCAGTACTTTTCCAGACTGGAGATTCGAGTTCGGACAGGGTCGCCCGCATGACCATCCCTTAGGGGCTACTGAAAGAGCTGTCTGTGAGTCAATTGTTGTGAAGATGATAAGGGACAGGCATGGGTCCGTTCGAGTAACGGACGTCGGTGGTAACGCCAACCGACATGCCCAAGAGAAGAGGCATATCCATTCCTGTAACCCTATCATGAGCTCAACCGATGTTATTCGCAGGAGCCATTATGTCGATGGAGCAATGTATTGTAGAAACAATGCGCTCCGTTGTAAGTATATGGCGGATGTTTACATGAGCATCCATTCACTGTATTATCTGACACCTTACCAAGTGTTAGAGTTGGTACATCGTTCTACAGCAGGACGGCTTTACGCCGTCATTCACAGGTTTGATGATTTGTACGGCGAATTACACCATAATGGTGAGTTCGTCGAATCGAAATACGAGACGTATATTGATGCCCGTGGTGAGGCTAAGATACGTATGCAAGTGACTGGTAATTGTACCAGTTACGAGCATAACTCGCTATATTGGTTGACAACTAATTACTATGCGAAGCATAACCGGTCTATGTGTTGGGCCGGTAGGCCGTATGGTGATAGTTGGATTTACGAATTCATGCCTGGCAATGAACTGCTAGAGAGCCCAGTCCGACACTTAGATTGTGTCGGATCTATGCCCCTTACGCTAAGTTTGTCGCGTAAGGATCACATAGGACGTATCGACGGCGTTTTGGCAGCCGGGGACGTAAGCTCGTTTAAGCCCATGTTGACTGTAATGAAATTGCAGTCTAGTAAGATCCGCAGTTTCGGGTCTTATTTGTGGATTACGCGAGGGCATGATAAAACTATCTTGCTTCCCAAGGGTGTTGTTGAAACGGTAGCAGCTAAGATGGTCGGCATCAGCAGAGATAAAGCCGGTCTTAGATTGTGCATTAATACGATGAAACAAACAGTTAAACCTGATCGAATTCCGATGCCAGAGAAGATGAGATTGGACTGTATTATATACGGTTCAGCTCTGGCATTCGTATTGACTTTGAAAGATGAAGTCAAGGTTTTCAACGAACTGTGTTCACCCTTCTATTTGAAGATGTACTCGGGGTTAAGCAGCGTGTTGTCGCTTGAATCACCATTTTATACGTGGTGGTGCTGTGGGTCTAGGGACTACAGCTACGACAATTACAACGCTACAGTTGAGGAATACCAATCTACTCGTTCTTCCGTCCCAGGATTTGCCTTTGACGCCAAGAGATCTTGGCCTCAAGGGCTACCAGGTTATGAGAGCAATCGTCCTTTGAGAGAGCTCCGTCCTGGTTCAATCCTAGAGGGAGGTGAGAGGGACAAGATAGATGATAAGCCTCAATTTTACCCGATATGCACAGTGTTTTCAAACTACATACCTTTGGTTCCTTACGCTTCGATTAACAACGAAACCGTAAGTCTAGCCAATCGCGCTCTCATGGTCACCCCAGTTCCGTCAAAAGAGCTGTGGGCTGAAGTGTATGAGTTCGCAAGGTCGGAGATTGAGAAATTTGTTGAGATGGAATGTGAATTAGAGAGGGACTTCGAGTGTTGGAACTCGAAGTTTACTGCGAATAAGCAACGCAATCACGTAAAAGCTTGGAAGGACCTTGGTGTGGTCCCGCTGAATAAAAAGGATTTTATTCGTAAGCATTTCGTGAAACGTGAGCTCACCATGAAAGGTGGTGAGGTGTCGGAAGACTTCGACCCGAGGGCGATCCAAGCCAACACGGATCGCTTGAACGTATCACTCGGGCCGTTTATAGCGAAGGCGTCTGAGCAGCTTAAAGCCAAATGGCATGCTGGTCATCGCATTTGCTATACTTCGGGTATGACTGGGGAGGACATTGGCGCTTGGCGCCAACAGTTCGGGAACCGTAAGGTGACAATCGTCGAGTGCGACGAAAGCCGTTACGACGCACACCAAGGGGCTGAAGCTTACCAGCTTTCCAAATCCTTGTGTGAGAAAATGGGCATCGAGCATCATGGTGATAGCTCTTTTGCTTTGACTTCTATGCGGCGTATCAACGGCTGGTCTTCGCACGGAGTTAAATACTCTGTCGATTACACCATGACAAGCGGTTCACCAACTACCTCGTTCAGTAACACCTTCGTCAACGGCATCAAAACATCTTTCGCACTGGAGAGGGCCGGTATTATGGAATACCGGATTCTAGTGCACGGCGACGACGTGATCATAGTGTTGGAGGGACACATGACCGTCAAAGAGATAGCATCATTTCGCTCTTCGTTCCGTAGCCACCAGGCTCGCCTGGGGTTCGAAACCAAGATCAAGATTTCTCATGAGTGGACCCAAATTGAGTATTGTTCTTCCTTATTCTGGCCTGTGGCAGGCGGCTACGTGTTAGGCCCGAAGATAGGGAAACGATTACCCAAAATTGGGTTCTCCTTGCAGGACTTGGACTTGGGAGAGGTGAAGGGCATGTTACTTGGTCTATCTATCGAAGCCGGTTTCGTACCGGTTTTACGTGTTTACGCCAAACACCAATTGTCCTTGTTGCGTCGCGTCGCCAAGAAAACTTACTACGACAAACGTTCGTTGTACAAGAGTTTTGCAACGACCCGGCATGAATGCAACGAGGACACCGCTTATTTCTTCTTGGAGAGATATGGATTTAGTATGGAAGAGGCGGAGACTCTTCTATCTGAATGTCTCACCAGCAACCTTACAGATTGTGTGGATTACCCGCACCTCTGTTTGTTCACAGCAATTGACCTATAACTCCAGACAACACAAAAACAAATAAAAAGTATAAAATACAAAAACCAATAAAAAGTATAAAATACAAAAACCCATAAACAATATAAAACCCAAAAACCTAAACAATAGAAAGAACGATGTCCTTTAAGTATCATGGTAACTGGTGTGGCCCTGGCTGGTCTGACGGACGTTACGTCAGTTCGACCAGAGGTTTCGCCCCGGCTGTCGACGAGTTCGATGAAACTTGCCGACAACACGATTTCGCCTTAGAGGGTGGTGCTAGGGATCGTGGCGCCGACGCGAAATTTTACCAGGAAAATTTTGGCAAAGGTTACTCTCGCAGTTTGGCAGCTCTGGCCGTTTTGGCCAGAGACAAACTCGAAACCATTGTCGAAACACCACCGTTACAATACAATACCAAAATGACCAAATCCAGCAAAACCTCCCTACGGGGAAATAAAAATAAAACCATGCATATGTCTAATCCTACGCGCAACGACGTGACTCGCGCTGCGCCGGTGGCCGTGGCCACCAGGCGCACGGGCCAAACTCCTTTGGTCCAGACCACGTCGACGGGTGTTACGATTACCCATCGTTCATTTTTGCAACCAGTAACCAACTCCAGCACATTCGAAGCTGTATCTATCCCGTGTAATCCCGGATTGAGTGGATCCTTTCCGTGGTTGGGTAAACTGGCACGACGCTACGAACAGTACCGCTTTAAGAAGCTTAGGTACGAGTTTCGAAGCGTCGTAGGCTCTACGCAGACAGGCGTGATCATGATGAGTTTTGATTACGACGCAGCTGACGCTGCACCTGCTACTAAGGCCGAACAAGCGCAAACAATTCCAAACTCAGAGACCAATGTCTGGATGAATAATGACTTAAGGGTAAAACCTGATTCAGGGTGGAAATTCATCCGTTCTGGCACTCTAACCGCTAATTTAGATGTCAAAACATACGACATGGGTAACATGTGGTTGTCATCCGCTTATGGCAACAACACTGTGGGTGGAGAATTGTACGTGGAGTACACCGTTGAATTGCGGCGTCCCACAGACGGCCCTGAAGTTGGCGGGAGATTCCTAGCTGACACCACGGCCTTCAGTGCTCCAGTTAACCAGACCAACGCCACAACTGATGGCGTGGCTTTTCCGTTCCGGCGGACATCTAACACGGATCTCGAAGCTACAGCTGGCGGCGAGTATCTTATGGTGGCTTTGAATAACGGAACTGGTCTCACCAGTTCTATCGCCGAACCTACCATAGCTACTGCCTCTACAACGAGTGCCGTTTCTACCATTAATAATGTTATTAGTGCTACAACCACGGCCCGTATAATGAGGGTAAGAGTCGCAACGGGTGATATTCTCACCTTCGCTAATGCTGGCGCCGGTACCACCATCGGCAACGTTCGTTACTATGTTGCACCAATCGACTATGGGGTATTTGATTAAAATCCTTAGTTGTCTTATATGTTCTACATATACCCAAGTACATTTAAATATATCAAAAAATATAAAAAGTCATA